AAACACTGCTTGAAAGCGGAGTTAAACTAGGAGTTTCATCGAGAGGTAGTGGTAATGTAAGCGAAAGCGGTAACGGTGAAGTTTCAGATTTTGAAATTATTACTGTAGACGTTGTGGCGCAGCCAAGTGCGCCAGGCGCATACCCAACCCCAATATATGAACATCTTATGAATACACGAGGTGGATATAAGGCAATTTTAACTTCGAAAGAAGTAACAGGCGACAAAAAGGCACAAAAATATATTGCAGAGAGTCTATTAAATATAATAGACGGCCTCCAGTAAAAGGAGTAATAATATGGAAGCATTAAAATCCCTTTTAGAGAGTGACGCAATAACTGAGCAAATGAAAACAGAAATTCAAGAGGCTTGGGATAGCAAGGTAAAAGAAAATCGTCTTGCTGTTACTGCTGAACTTCGTGAAGAATTCGCAACGAAGTACGAACATGACAAATCAGTCATGGTAGAAGCAGTTGACCAAATGCTAAGTGAAAAACTAGCCGAAGAAATGGCTGAATTCCACGAAGATCGTAAGCAACTAGCGGAAGCAAAAGCAAAATACGCTGTTGCAATGCGTGAAAATGCAAACTTACTAAAAGAGTTTGTATTGGAATCACTTAAGAAAGAAGTTTCAGAACTACACGAAGATCAAAAGGCAATGGCATCTAAGTATTCAGTGCTTGAAGAATTTGTTGTAGAACAACTTGCAAAAGAAATTGCAGAATTCCAAGAAGATAAAAAAGATCTTGCTGAAACAAAAGTACGTTTAGTACGTGAAGGCAAGGCACATGTTGCTAAAGTCAAAGCAGACTTTATTAACAAAAGTGCTAAATTAGTGCAAGAAACAGTTGAAAAAGGACTTAAACAAGAAATTAATCAACTTAAAGAAGACATTGATACAGCACGTAGAAATGACTTTGGTAGAAAAATCTTTGAAGCATTTAGTAATGAGTACATGAACTCACACTTAAATGAAAAATCAGAGACTGCAAAACTACTAAAAGTTCTTGATGCAAAAGATAAACAACTTGCAGAAGCAAAAGTATTTGCATCAAAAGCAAAAGCCCTTGCTGAATCGGCGGCAAACGAAAAGAAAATGCTACAAGAATCAGTCAAGAGAGAAAAAGTTCTTAGTGATCTTATTTCACCATTATCGAAAGATCAAAAAGAAATTATGACAGACTTACTGGAATCAGTTCAGACTGCTAGACTACAATCTGCGTTTGACAAGTATCTACCAGCGGTTATCCAAGGTAACACTCCAGCAAAGCAGAAGGCGACACTAACAGAGGCAACAGAAGTAACAGGCAATAAAAAACAAAACAGTTCTAATGTAGCAGGCGTAGACCATAATGTGGTTGACATAAAACGTCTTGCTGGAATATAAAAGGAGAAATATTATGTCAGAACTATTAGAAAGTCGCTGGCAGGAGACCAAAGGTGCACTTCTTGAAGGTTTACAAGGCAACAAAAAAGCCGTAATGGAAACAACTCTTGAAAATACACGTAAGTATTTGTCAGAGAGTGCAACCGCAGGTGCTACTTCTGCAGGTAACATCGCAACACTTAACCGTGTGATCCTTCCAGTGATCAGACGTGTTATGCCAACAGTAATTGCAAACGAACTAGTCGGTGTACAACCAATGACTGGTCCAGTTGCTCAAATTCACACACTACGTGTACGTTACAGTGATGACTTCACAGGTGACGCAGGTGGTAACGTTTCAGCAGGTGAAGAAGCACTTTCACCATTCAAAATTGCTGAAGGTTATTCAGGTAACGTAGCAAGTTCGGATGGTCCAGCATCAACAGCGGCTCTAGAAGGCGTTGCTGGTAACAGAATGAGCATCCAGATCTTGAAACAAACTGTCGAAGCAAAGTCACGTAAATTATCAGCACGTTGGACTTTCGAGGCAGCACAAGACGCTCAGTCACAGCATGGTATCGACGTTGAAGCAGAAATTATGGCTGCTCTAGCACAAGAAATTACTGCTGAGATCGACCAAGAAGTTCTACGTTCACTAAACACACTAGCAGGTGGCGCAGTTGAAACATATGACCAATCAGCAGTTTCAGGTACAGCAACATTCGTTGGTGACGAGCATGCAGCACTTGCAGTTCAAATCAACCGTGTTTCAAACCTAATTGCACAGCGTACACGTCGTGGCGCAGGTAACTGGGCAGTTGTTTCACCAACAACACTAACACTTCTACAGTCAGCAACAACTTCAGCGTTTGCTCGTACAACTGAAGGTACATTTGAAGCACCAACAAACACAAAAATGGTTGGTACATTAAACAACGCAATGAAAGTATATGTAAACACATATGCAGCGAATGACGATGTACTAATTGGTTACAAAGGTTCTTCAGAATCAGACGCAGCAGCGTTCTACTGCCCATACATTCCGTTAATGAGCAGTGGTGTTGTTCTTGACCCAGCAACATTCGAACCAGTTGTATCGTTTATGACTCGTTACGGATATGTTGAGTTAACAAACACAGCATCGTCACTAGGTAACGCAGCAGACAGTGCAAACGTTCTAATTGGTTACAAAGGTTCTTCAGAATCAGACGCAGCAGCGTTCTACTGCCCATACATT